TACCGGAATAATTATTCGTGTAAGCAGGTTTCTTCGAAAATCGAACAAGAGGGAGGCCGCAAAGATGATGCGTAGAGGTTCAAAGTATTGGTTGTGGGCTGACTGCGAGCTTCACTGTCGGTCCTACGAAGAGGTCGTCAGCGGCGGCACGATCATCGACGTTCAGACCAGGATCTCCAGGAAGGGAAGAACGCAACTGTTTATCGGCGTTTACGACAAACAGGGAGCGCCTCTTTTTGAAGAGGCCCATGATTCCTTGCCGAACGACACCATGACCACCGCCCTTGCGTGGGGTGTGAGTCGTGCACGAGGTGTCGCAGCTGGCAATTGTGTTTTGTCGGCTCAATCTCATGTTGCGAATGGTGCATCTACTCAGTCTCATCACCAGCCAGCAGCCTAAAAGAAATCCCGAAGGCGGCGCCGCACCGGTCTATCGATGCGGCGCAAACCATTCGGCTCATCGCCGGCCGCTCGTGGCGACTGCAGCCAGCTCGCACTCGGCGGCCAGCTTCAGCAGGTTGCGGCTGGTCGGCGTGAAGCCCTCTGTGTTGGGATAGTCAGCGAGTTGGTGACCATGAGGGTATTCCTCAAAAGGACCGTGCCACGGCCAATTTGACTTCCAGGAAGCCCAGACGGTGTAGGCGTCGCAGCCTTCGCCCCAATAGTCGGTTCCGCCGCCTACAGACGGAACATGGCTCACTCGCGTGTTTTGTTCATAGGCAAGCTCGGACGGCTCGTCCTTGTCGATCCAAGAGTTTCGGTAGTAGAGGGAAGGGTGCAGCTTAACCAGCCGCTTGCTCAACTTCTTCTCGATGCGCGCCTTCATCACCGCGGCCCCTTGTAGCAGTACACGTAGGCGAACCAGGCGAGGGCGATCACGGCGTCACCTCTGAGGCCTCTGGAATATCCTCGAACTTGTAAGTCTTGATGACGCGCTCTTCGACGCCGGAGACCTTGATGAATTTTGCCTCTTCAACCCAGGGGTAGGCGTCTGGCTCGCCGTGCTTGCCGCCGCCGCTCATCTCACAAAAGGCGAGAGCACGGCCGTCTGGCAGGATGAAGGCCTTCACATCGACCTCGTAGTTGCGCTCCCAACTGTAGTGGCACCAAGACGGAACTCCGGGGGCGTCCACTGCGCTGTAACGCACCTCGTTCACCGCATCATCGTGCGAGCTCTCATCGTAAAGATGATCCAGATCCTCGCCGGACATGGACGCCAAATCTTCAAGGGTAACGAGGCCATTTGGTGCATCGCTCAGGCTGTCGTACTTGTAGCCGAAAGCATTGATTCCGTGATGCATCACCAGCAGCTTGGCCATCTGGCGTGCAGTGAGCGTGTTCAGTGAGTGGTGGATGTTTGCATCGAGCATAGCGATTCCTTGCCGCTATAGCGGCTAACTTTGAGGGGAGGGGGTGGTGGGCGGTAGCTACGGTCGAATGGGTATGAACTATCTCCCTCACGCCGCACTCAACCGCCCGAGTGACAACTGTTACTCGATGGCGGTGTGCTCCGCCCAGGGCCCAGACATGGCATCTATCGACGACTTCAGGATGAAATCACACGAACTTTTGTTAGAGCTCGACGCCGCAACCATGGGAATGATGATGCTTGTGTCATCCAGGTGTGTTTCGGGACCTGAATGGGAAATTGCGACTAAGAGGCAGCACGACGCCTATCAGTGCTGGGACGCCTTTATGAATGCCCCGTTAGTAACAGTTGCCGGTAATTTTCCTCCTGCTATTTGAGCTTCTCATTCGGTGTGCTGCCGTTTGGCTGACTTTAAAGGAGAGGAGTTTCGTAACGGTCTTCGCGCTGGAACGGCTCGGCCGTGTTGTTGTCTTTGGGCATAGAGCGTACTTCGCCGAGGCTTGCCCGGGCGAGTGAGAGTGGTGAGGAATGCTTACAGTGGAGCCATTAGCCAAAAGGGGGAGAGCGATGACTTGTTTGGTTTGCTATGAGCCAGCGGCAATCGTCGATGCTGGTGTCGATTATCAGGAAAGAGCCTGTCCGAAGTGCGGGTACTATCGAATCACTGGTGCCGCGCTTGTGCTGATGAAAGCCCATAAATTCCGCTTTGACGTGGAATTAACGCGGAAGTGGTTTTCAGAACGTCAAGGCACTGGGGTGATTCCAATCATCGATTCGAACCAGGCAGCTCGCTTGATCGACGTTTAGGGCCGAATGGATCTAGTAGCTGTTTTCTGTGGGCATGGGGCTATTTCCCGTGGTTGTAGTGGTAGCCGTTCTGGCTTTCGAATGATTTGCGCGCTGCCGCCGCATCAAGCAACGACTGGTACCGCCCAAGCGCCAAGTAGCGGCCGCTGAGATAGCCGTAGGCGCGCCACCGTGATCGCTGATCCCACGTGACACCCGGCAATCCAGTTGAATTTGTCCTGTGGAGTCGCTGGTTTCTGGCGTTCTCGATCGCAGTAGCCGCCCGAAGGTTTTTCCATCGGTTGTCTGTACGGTTGCCGTTGATATGGTCGACGCAGTCCGGCACCTCCCGACCCATGAAGGCAAAGGCCAGGCGGTGCAGGCTCTGGTACTTCTTGTCGACCATCACGACCAAGTAGCCATTGGTGGCTTTGGTAGCTGCGACCGAGCCCGCCTTCGCACTGCCCTGGTCAACTTTCCAGGCGAACAACCCGCTTGCAGGGTCGTAGCTCAGCAATTCCTTGAGGTAGTCCTGATTTTCGAGCATGCGCGTCCTATGTCGGGGCATGCCCGGGCGGTGGAGGGTGGTGAAGGGATCAGCTACAGTTCAGCGATCAGCCGATGGAGGTGCGATATGGCCCTTTACAGCGTGAAAGCCGTTCGGATCAGCAAGAATGGCGAAATCCAAGCGTTCAAAGGAATCGAAACGAATGGTCAAAACAGAGCCACGATCGGCTCGGAGCGGGTTTTCAGCGTGCTGGAGGTGCTTGGCTCCATAGCTCAAGGTGATGCGTTCGATTTAGCGTTCATAGCCGACAATGGCAGCATTGTCTCCGGCGGCCTGATCGTTCCGGATGGAAACGGCTCGGTTCGTGAGGAGCGCGGCGGGGAGAAGAGAAATATTTCTGATTTGCCGAGATTCTAAGCGCGTCATTCCAGTTGCTTCAGAATGCGCTGGCCGATCCAACGAACGACAGTGACCGCCTTGCTGTTCCCGATCGCCTTGTAGCGCGGGCCGTCCGGGCATTCGCTGGCTGGCTTGCCGCGCCAAGGTATGAGTGTGTAGTCGTCGGGCATGCCCTGGAGGCGCTCGCACTCGATGGGCGTGAGTCGCCGTACCTGAGCCGGAGTCAGTAGCGCCGGCGGGGGACTGCACGCATCCAAGGAGGCGGTGTATTCCTCGTACCATTTACCTGCGCCGCACGCCGATGTGTGATGCAGCTTGGTGCTATAGGAGGTGCTCGTAACGACATTCGGGCCGAGCGCAGAGTTTGTGTTGTCTAGCTGCTTCCCGTAGTTGCTGGTGATGGTCTGTGCGATCTCTCTGCAATACAGGACGTTCTCCTGGCCACTGTTTCGGCCCAGCGTATGGGCCTGATCGAAATTGACGCATGGATCCTGCGTTCCATGCACCACCAGGTGGCTGTGGCCGTGGTTGGCGTCCTGACCAGAGCAGCCCTGCAACCGTCCGTAACTCGCATCGAGAGTGGCGGCAACGCATGGCACATCGTCGTAGCTGTATCCACCAGACTTGCGACCGCCGCCGGCGAGCGTCGACGCTACGAAGAACGTCTCGCTCTCAATGTCCAGCCGGCTGTCTTTCGCGGTGAGGGTGGCCGACCTTTCGATCGAGCCACCCAGGCTGTGCCCGCCAAAGGCTGGGATTCCGCCGAACATCGAAACCGCCGGGCCTTCATCGCCTTCGCAGTTCACGCAGCCGTACGGTCCGAGCTCTTCGCCGAAGACATGTCCGCATCCACACTGGAGCGCAGGGCCGAAAGGAGCTGTTCCGGTAACGTCTTGCCCCTCGCCTCGGCGCGGCGCAGTATCCCGGCGCACGCCTTCTCGCTCAAAAAGTACCTCGGTGGGATCGAATCCGTCTCGAGCACTTGCGACAACGAACACACGGCGGCGTCGTTGGGCCAGGCCGAAATATTGGGCGTCCAGGACCCGCCACGCGATTGTTCTTTTGGGTCCATACACACAACCAGCGTCCGGCCATTTTTTCCCTGAAGGCTGCAGTTCGCAGTCTTCCCCAGCAAGCGCGCCAAGAAAGCATCCGAAGGCGTTCCCTTTGTCGCTGAGGACGCCGGGGACGTTTTCCCAGACGATGACGCAGGGAGGCTTTCGTTGGCTGGCGCGAACATAGTCAGTTGCATCTGCAAGCTCCACGTATTTGATGGTGAGGGCACCGCGCGGATCGGCAAGGCCTTCGCGCATGCCGGCGACACTGAAGGCCTGGCACGGTGTGCCGCCGACCAGCACGTCAGGCGCCGAAATCTTTCCGGCCAGCACCTGGGCCCCGAGTTTGGTCATGTCGCCAAGGTTCGGCGTGTTCGGGTAGTGGTGAGCCAGCACCGCGCTGGGGAAGGCTTCGATTTCCGCGAACCAGGACGCCTTCATGTTGAGCGGCTTCCAGGCGAGCGTCGCCGCTTCGATGCCGCTGCACACGCTTCCGTAAGTAATGGGCATAATGGCTACTCGCCGGTATATGTTTCAGGAGGAAGTTGTGTTCGGTTTCGAGCCCATGGGCACACACGCAGATTCAGTATCAGACGTTAGAAGGCGCATCTGTGTGGCTGCCTCGCTTACGTGTATGTCCATAATTGCTGTAGTGGTATCTGTTCAAGGGATATGGAGGCCCGCTTCGGAACCGATTGGTGTATGGGTTATGCGTTCTGGAGCGCTTGTGACGGTTTTCGCGATACTTGCCGATCATCTGCTCGCTGAGGGGCTACAGCGCCTACCTAACCCCCTGATCAGGTACGCACCTTGGATGTCCTTCCAGCGCAAGTTGCTTGCTCTCCAGGTCATATTGGGCACAGTCATTTGGGGTTACGGTGATCTGTTGCCATTTTTGAGCAATCCATAGCGGATCCTCGCCGGCTGGCGTGATTCGTTGAAGTGGGTATTCGTAACAGCTCGAACGTGAGGATGAGCCGTATGACGCTTGAAACGATTGCCAGCATTGGCTCGCTAATTTTTGGCTTTGTGTCCGCATTTTGTTGGGTCATTTCCGCGGTGGTGAAAGCTCCGCCGGCTGAAGGACTTGAAGGAAAGCCAGACGGTAGCTATTGGGGCGGCGATATTCTTAACGGCGGAGATCTGTATCGAACGCTAAGGCTCCAGGCGAAGTGGAATAGCATTGCAGCGTTTTCTGCTTCGGCTGCGGTGCTCCTACAGATTGCAGCGGGCCTATTGGCGACCAGCTCAGCGCAATAATTGAGGGCGGATTAGTCGTGCAGGTGCTCGCGATGCCCGGTTTCCTGATAGTGAAGGTCCTGGATCGCGAGCTGCTGTTCGATGGTGAAGAGTGGATTGCAGGTGTTGCAGTGACCGGTGATCTTGATCGCCGAGTAGTCAATGATACTGATGTGTAATCTCGCCGGCACTGGGGGCAGTTGATGCCTTCTATGCCGCAGCACACGATCGCCGCATCCTCGTCGTCGTGGTGGGCAGCGCAGACCGGGCAGACATAAAGAGTCGTCACCAGGGGCATGCAACACTCCCTTGCCCCATCCTCATCGTCGTGAATCTCGCGGCACTCACCGCAGCGGTACAGCTCTTCGATTTTAATTTTCAAGGCTGATACTCCAGTCAGGCGCCGCCCTCCGTGACCGGATGCGACAGTGGCAATTTGATTTTGGATGGTGTCTGATGCTGCTTTTTGCTACCAAGGGGACAACTGGTGGACTTCAGAAAACAGCTGGAAAGAAGTGCTCCGTTCGCAATAGGTTTGCTCTGGGTAAGCTTCATAGCAGGGCCGACTTTTTGGTTAGTGCTGTCCGCAGTAAAGCTGTCAGGCATCGATGGCACCGTTGTGGCTTCATGGGTGCAAGCGGTGGGATCAATTTTGGCGATACTGGCGGCAATTTGGATAGCGAATAGGGATTCGAGATTTAGGAGGAATGCCGATCGGGAAGCTAGGCTAGGAGCATTGGTTCGGGCTATGACAGCTGTAGCTGATGGAAAATCTCGAGTAGAAAATGGATTTGACGGGGTAATTAGTAATGGGGCGTCGCCTTATCTTGTTGACGCGATTAAATCCGATCTTAAAAAGTCCGAAGAACACCTGAAAGAAGCCATGTCGATTCATGGTGTGGACTCAGAAATCTACATTCATCTCTATGAGGCTAGAACCGCTATCGAAGAAGCTGCCCTGTGTCTTTATCATGTGGCTGCAGAAGGGCCGTCAAAAAAAATACTTGGTCGACTAGCTTCCGCGCTTGACTCGCTCACTGAGATACACAACACAAAAAACTAGATATTAATCAACCCAATGCAGTGGCCGACGAACATCTGGTGCGCAGGCTGAAGGTCGAACTCCGGTCGCCGCCCTCCGTGACCGGATCCGACAGCGGGTTGTGTGTGGCGCGAGGCAAGGGTAGTATCACCAACGAATTTCAGGGGTCGCCTTATGGCTATCCCTAATGAGTTGGCAACAAGTGCTATCTCAAAACTGAAACTCACTAGTGTTTTAGCCGTCGCATCTGATCTCGTAACTGTCGTTCCTGCATGTGTAGCAGCCGCTGCACACTGTTCTAACTTCTTTGATATGGGGGCAATGATGACGCTACTTCCTACGATGTTTAACTGGTGCGGAACGGCTCTGCGGGTCTTATGTATACGGTTTAAATATTGGTAGTTTCACGGATGGGAATAGTCAGCCGGCAGCGCCGGAGAGGTTCGATTCCTCTGACCCGCACCACTTCCTCAAGGGGCTGAATCTTCAGCCCCTTTGTATTTTTCAAGCTGTCGTGACCACTTTTCGGTAACCACTATTTCAGGTCGTGACATTGTCGCGAATTGAGCTGACTCTACGGCTGGCGCAGCGGCAAGGTTGATCAAAAAAGTCGACACCGTTTCCTGCCATTCCTCGAAACCGTGGCGCCCGCCCAGAACATTAAGGGCATCATTCAATGCCTTCGACACAATCAACGATCGCTTCTCGGCGCCGATACGGTCCAGCAGAGCTTTTTCCTTGGCGCGTTTGTCTCTCTGAATATCCGCGTTGCTCTTGGCCATGACCTATCTCTTCAATTCCGTGGGCTGGTAGATCCAGCCATGTCTGTCGTCGGCGCTGGCGCACCTGGTTGTTGATTCGCCTCATGAGTGCTCAGCGAACTTGAACTTGTTTTCCTGGGCGATCAGCTGTACGCGCTTGACATGCATGCTCAGCGCTTTGGCCGCCTCTGCGGCGGTCTTGCCGGCGGTAGCCTGCTCGCGCACCTTCGGGGCGATCTTATCTCGCTCGGCGCGCAGGCGTTCGTGGTGTGCGGTGCTGCCGGTTAGTGTGCCTTCAGCGCTGACTCCGCTGGCTATCTGCTGGACTGTTTTGCCGGCGCCGAAGAAATGATCCAGCTGCTGGTTCAGCTCCGCGATGATCAAGTCTCTCGGATTGGGCAGTGGTACGCCGATCATTTCCCCCACCCCTCAATGTTCACGGTTGCGCCGTTGGCCCGTGCTTCAAGCACCTGGGCCAAGTTGATCGCAGCCTTCCAAGTGAAACGGAAGCCCTTCACCTTGCCGGTGGTGCGCTCGACAACGTGATAGGCGTTGTCGCCCTTGCTGATAACCTGGTAGCGAACCGGATTAATCGGTACATCTTTTCCAATCATGGCGTAGAAGTCGGCTGTGGCTGCCGTGGCGCGGATCTGCAGGGCGATGTTGCCTTCGACGCGCGCTTGCATCAGTGGGTGCATTTGCATGGCTGATCCCTCGGTTTGGATTGCGTGTATTCGTCAGCACTCGCGCCACCTGCTGGATGCCGTTAGGCGCAGGCGAGAGTGCTGACGGATAAAGGCGGCAAAAGAAAGGCCCGTGGACGTTCGGGCCTTTCTCAGATGCAGTGATTTTCTGGTTTTGGTCTATTTCATGGCGGTCGCCCTCTTTAGGAGTGAGTGGAAAAACTATTCCGGCAAGGTGCAATTTGTTTCCGTTCCTACTGGACGCAGGGGGCCGCATTGCGTGGTGCAGAATCTTCCGCATCGGAGATCGCTCGAATCTGGCTGGCGAGTAAACCGTCTTCGCCGCGACAAAATCCGCTCTGGCTCAGGTAAAGGTGGCCACCCTGCTATCTCGGGGCAGTCAGCCGAGCGATCTCCGATGCGGCCTGGTGCTGGGGAGTACCAGGTGCTCGGGCAGTTATCGTCAGGCTGACGTGGCGCTGGTTGGTCTTAGCTATGAGTGATGGACAGATCGCTGATTACGCAGATCGAAGCGTCCTCGGGATCGGTGGTGTCGGAGTAATCGATCTGGTTGTACACGCCGCCGTGGAAGGCGAGAGTTTTCGTGTCCCAGGTGTTGTCGAGGCGCATGATTGCGGAAGTAGATTTGACGCCGTTACAGCTCGCTGACACGGAAACAGCACCGGTGGAGTTGGCGTGAATGTTGATTTTGAAAAGTGCACCGAGCGGCACGTCTGCCAGCACCGTCGAATTCACGGGATCGTCTTGCAGGTAGCTCGACCGGAACCCCATGGTGATTTTGCCTTTGTTCCAAAACACCTTTACCGGAGGGCGTTCAGAACCGTGCACATGAATTTGGCCGATCACAACCTTTTGCAACGAATTGACCTTCGTCAGCCGCATTTCTTGACGGCACCAATGGTCTGCGGCACTGGCAAACAGCCAATAGCCTGGCTCTTTCCATTCACAACGAGTTCGATGGACGCTTTTACTGGAGGCGCCAAGGGTGGGCGCCGTCATTTGCAGCGATCCGTCGGGAAGCATCGAAATGACGCTTGGGCATTCGATCAACGCTCGCCAGCCGATCAAGTCAAGGGAGATAGGGTTCGTGTCGGAAATTGGAAGCGGGGTGGCGATGATGAAATTGCTGATATCCACAGTCATTGTCGACTCCTTATTTCATTTGATGTCACCTGTGCTCTGTTGAGCCTTCGCTTGATGTAGGCCTACATCCGTCTGCCCACTCGCTGAATGGGCAGAGGTGATGCTTATTCAGCCTGGAGCGCTTCAATGGCTACCCGGTAACTTGCAGCGAGGCCATCGTTGTAGTCCGCCTCTTTCCAATTGCCCTCGCCCCTCTGAATGGCTGCGTTTTCCTCGCACTGCTTTGCGTGTTGGTCGAGCTTTGCGATGGCTGCTTCGTGCTTCATGGAGTTCTCCAGGGTTATGCGTGGTGGTCATAAGGTTCGGCGCGCTTCATCGTCCGGACCTGGGAGATACGGCGCTCAGGGACGCGGCGATCACGGCGCATTGAGTCGCCATCGAGCATTGCGTGTATGGCGATCAGCGCAGCCAGCACGAAGCACATCGGAGAAATGATTTGGCGGCGCATCGCTTCGGCCACCAGGGCGGCGCGGCGGGTAACGCCGAGCTTGAACATGGCGTTGGTGAGGCGCTTCGCTACGGTGGCCGGCGAAATGCCGACCTCTCGTGCGATTTCCTTCGCGGTAAGCCCGAGGGCAACCCAGAGAAGAAACTGAAGCTCTCGCGGTGCCAGGCCACGACCGAGGTGACCCTTCCATGTGCCATTTACGATTTCTGTTTCCATCGTTTTGACTCCCGGTTGTTTTCCCAATGCACCCGGGTAATCAGGTGCATCAGTGAAACGTTCCGTCCTATTGCCGCCGGAAGGGCGGGGCGCATTGCTTGCCGGGTCATTCACTCGGTTCTGGCGTTTCACCATCGAGCAACCGTCCAGGGTGTTCCTGTCGTGGGCAGGCTTTCGGGCCTGTCTGCTCGCCGGTCGCCGGTAGAGGCAATGCGGTCTGTTGTTTATTGCGCTGTCTGTTAAAGAGCGGCGGGTCGCTTGACCCTTTCGCTTCCGGTCCCTGGTTGGGTATTCGGCGGCGATGGAGTGAATATAAGCGGGCTTATTTTAATCGTCAATAAGCAGCCTTATAAAATTTCTTCTAGGCGATAAAAAGCCCGCTCAGTGGCGGGCTAATTTCATGCTTCGCAGTACTGTCTCCAGCCGATCCTGACGGCGCCTCCCTCTAAGGATTCGACCATCACGCCGGCCGTCTCACTGATCTCATCGATTAAACGCTGCCAATCCTCGACGGTCTCGTGCTCGAGCCTGAACACCGTGACCGCTTGAACCTTTTGAACGCCAGGTGCAGCGATGATCGCTTGTAAGCGCCGCCCGGTTAATTCGTAGGAAGTGCGAGGTTTTGTCGTAGGAATCGAGGGGGAGAGCATGCGGTTTTCCTTACCGTGACTGTATGAATGTACAGTATTGGTGCGGAGCCATTTTGGCAAGATGAGCGGAGTACATTTGTACTCTTTCCGATGCCAGGCACAAAAAAGCCCACTCGGCGGTGGGCTTTGAGGCGCGTGCTTTTTGGAGAACGTTTACAGCTTTTGCAGCGCCCTGACTACGACGCCGACAATCCTGCAGTTCTCTGCACACATTTCAGTAGGGTACGCAGGGTTTAGCGGCTTCAGGAACCGTCGACCGCCATCATCGACGAGCTTTTTAAAGGTTGCCTGGTCGCTGTCCGCCAGCTTCGCTACCACCAGTTTTCCTGATTGAGCATCAGCTTCTGTGTCGACCAAGATCAGTGTCCCCTCGGTGATACTCGTTCCGACTGGAGACGTCATCGAGTCACCTTTTACCTCGAGCCAGAATGCTGGACCTTTCGAGTCGTAGTCCGACAGTTCATACCGATCGGAGTATCCAGGAGGGAATGGCTCAACTGCTTCGGCCCAAGCGCCGGCGGCAACCCAGCTGATTACCGGATACCGGAAAGACTCAACCGGCTGACGAGCTTCACCAACGTTTGAGTCGATCTTCGCGGCGCCGATCATTGGACCAATATTTTCAGACAGCCAGATAGCGCTCACGCCGCATGCATGCGCGATCTTAGGCAGATGTGCGCTTTGAAGATTCTTTCCTGTCTCCAACTGCGAAATCACTGGCTGCTCCACTCCAGCCTTTTGGGCGAGAGCCTTTTGCGTCAGCTTGGCGTGAATTCGTGCGGATTTAATTCGTTCGGCGAGTGTGCTCATCCGTTGGAATTTATAAGTTTCCTTATTGGCTTGCAAATAAGTGTCCTTCTACATACGATATAAGCAGGCTTATCTGGAGGGATAGAAATGACTCCCATCGAAAGGCTCGTCGACTTCTTCGGCGGGCAGACCAAAACAGCTTTGGCTCTCGGCGTATCTCAGGCTGCGGTTTCGTACTGGGTGTCTGGTATTCACCTGATGAGTGCCGAAAAGGCCTTCAAGGCAGAAGAGCTAACAGCTGGGCAAATCACGGCTCGCGAGCTTTGCTCCCGCCCTCAAGCGGCTCGTAAATCAGCCGCTTAAACCACGCCACGCAACCCCGAATGCGGAAGTGAACCTATGGCATACGACGATAAAGCCCACCGGCACGAGCACCAGGTGAAGGTGCGCCTCGATGACGAAGTCTTTCAGGAACTGAAGGACGTTGCCCGCGACATGAAGCTTCAACACAGCGTGCTTAGCCGAGAAATCATCGAGGCCGCGCTTGAGGTCAAGCGAACGCTAGGAGAGCTGCCGTTTGAACTGGAGAAAAGACGCGCCTGAGAAGGCGACAGAGGGGGATTCATGCCCAGTGCAGTAGTTGACTTACGGAAGGGCGACACGGAAGACCTGGTGCGATGGGCGTCTGAAATCGGGATCACCCCGGATGCATTGGCCTCGCAGATTTTGCGACTGGCCATCCCGGGACTCAAGAAGGCGGCAAGCGAACCCGTCCCGCTCGACAGCAACGTAGTTGCCTTCACTCCCAAGCGATGAGTACCGGCCCTTATTAGGGACCGCACGGCATGGAAGGTGGACAGGTTGCAGATTTCAAGATTGGCGCTGGTCCCTGTTTCGGGACTGGAAGAAGAAATGGTCATGGGTTCGGCCCTGATCAAGCTGTTGAAGCAAGTATCGCGGGAATAGGGCGGCAGCGGCAGAACACCGGATTAGCTGTGAATTTAACCAGTACTCAAATTACACGCACAAAAAAGCCGGTGGCTAGACCGGCTTCTTCACAACGCAAACACTTGAGGGGCCATTATGAACATCAATACCGCTCCAAGCAATACCCGCCATGTCACGACACTTTTCGGTCAATCGCAAAACGTGTCGCGTCACACGATGTCCTCTCGCGAGATTGCCGAACTGACCGGCAGCACGCATGACAATGTGCTGAAAACCATCCGCGCCTACGTTGCCAAGGGTGTCGTTTCTTCAAACGACACCCCCTACGTCCACCCGCAAAATGGTCAGGTCTACCGTGAGTTCCTGCTTTCCCAGCGCGACGCTCTGGTGGTGGTCTCAGGCTACAGCGTCGAGTTGCGCGCGCGGATCATTGATCGGTGGCAGGAGCTGGAGGCGCGCGCGGATCAGTTCCAGATTCCGGCTACCTATGCCGAAGCGTTGCAAGCGGCTGCTGATCAGGCGAAGGAAAACCAATCGCTTCGTTTGGTGATCCTGGACCAGGCGCCGAAGGTGGCTGCCATCAAGCGCCTGGCGTCCGCCGCCGGCGCAATCTGCATCAGCGATGCCGCCAAACAGCTGCAGGTTCCGCCATCCAAGCTTTTCCAGTGGCTGGAGAAGAATCGGTGGATCTTCCAGCGCGGTGGCTCCAAGCGCTGGACCGCCTATCAACCCCGCATCACCGCCGGCTATCTCGTCCACAAGGTCACCGCACTGAAGAGTGATCCGGAGACTGGTGAGGATCGTGCTGCCTTTCAACCCCTTGTAACTCCCAAAGGCCTGGCCTACCTGGCTGAAAAGAATATCGGAGCCTCGCTGTGAGCGTTCAAGCAATGTCCTGGGCGCTCTCTCTGCCCACCGAGTCTCTGAAAGACTCAAGCGCACGTCATGTATTGCTGTGCCTGGCCAACTACGCCGGATCGAACGGCGCTGGTGCATTCCCGTCGGCGTCGACCCTGGCTCAAGACACGGGCCTTTCCGAACGAACCGTTCGCTACAAGCTGGACGATCTGGAGAAGGTTGGCCTGATCCAGAAGGGCAACCAAGCTATCGCCGCCGTGCACATTGATCGTCATGACCGTCGACCAGTCGTTTACGACCTTCAACTATCGCGGGGTGCAAATCCTGCACCCCGTACAAAACGGGGTGCAGATGACGCAACGGGGTGCAACTCACAACAGAACGGGGTGCAGCCTAAGACAGAACGGGGTGCAGCGGCTGCACCCAATACTTCAATTAACCATCAAGTAACCGAAGAGCAGCAGCAGCGCGAGATTTCTGAAGTCATCGCCGAGCAGGATCGTCAGGCCCTCTCCACCGATGACCGCCAACGCTTCGCCATGTTCGCCGAGTGGGAACTGCCGGAGAGCTGCATGGCGACCCAACTGAAAATCGCCGGCTTGCCAGCTGACTCGTTAACCGACGAGCTGGTCTCAGGGTTCAAGGGTTTCTTCGTCGCCAAGCCTTCGACTGTCGACACCGCTGCTGGCTGGTGCTTCCGACTGGTCACTTGGGTCAAGCGTGAGCGAGTCAACGCCGCCGGCACTACATCGTCCGCAGCTCCGGACGACTTTGACGATGAAAACACCGAATGGATGAATGGGGGTTCGAAATGAGAGCGGTTTCTACGGTAGCGGCTCAGGCCATGACCAAGGTTCGCCACGGCGAATTCATCGAAGCAGCTACTGAGGTTTCGGCCCAGGCCCGGCAGGATCAGGCCCATGCAACCGGCAAGGTGATCAACCAGCTTTTCCGTCAGTTGCGCTCGATCCGCACCGCATGGCGTCAAGCATGGCCAGACAAGAAGTCCTACATGGAATCGAAAGCCACCTGGTTGCAGGCGTTCGTTGAGAACGGCATTTGCACTCAGGAGCAGATCGATATTGGCCTGATCCGCTGCCGTGCCGAGCCTTCCGATTTCATTCCGAGCGTGGGCAAATTCATTCAAGGGTGTGTGCCTACTCCGGAGATGATCGGCCTACCCACCGTCGACTCCGCGTTCGATCAGGCAATGCGCAACTGCCACCCGGCGATGCGAGCCGTAGCCAAGTGGTTTCATCCAGCGGTCTACCACGCTACCGCCGCAGCCGGGTTTCACAGCCTGCCGTTGCTCAGTCGCGAATTAGCATTGATCAGCTTCGAAAAACGTTACATGGAACAGGTCCGCAAGATCTGGATGGGCGAGCAGCTTCAGCCGGTACCGGTAGCGGAGTTGCCAGCGCCGGTAGCTATGCGGACTCCCAAGGTCGGAAACCAGGCGCTGGCCGAGCTGCGTGCCATGCGTTCGCGAGGTGCTGCTCGTGCCTAACCCGAATCTAGCACCCACCGACCCAACCGAGTACCGGTACGCCGTGCATTGCTGCGCCTACAAGTGGGATCTCACCGATAAACCAGATCGCGCTGTAGCGCTGTTCGAGCATCGCTCTGCCGCTGTGAAGTTCGGCGGCCTGATGTGGCCAAGCACTTTCGAAGTAATCGACATCACCACAGGAGAGAAGGCATGAACGACTTCCTGCTACATCTGTACATCGCTTTTTTGACGGTCATCGCCGTGGGCCTTTGGTGGGGTATTCGCCGTCTCGAACGCCGTGCCCGAATTGCGCGGGGTAATCGCGAATGACGCCTGTCGCCATGAAGCAGTTCATGCAGAAGTCGGAGCGCGCCAAGCCAGTCGACCGTGAAGGGCAGGAACAAGCGGCGTTGATGACCGAGTTGCGGATCCGCATGCCTGAAGTCGCTGACTTGATCTATCACGTCCCGAACGGCGGCCATCGCGTCAAGGCCGTAGCCGCGAAGTTGAAGGCCCAGGGCGTAAAGGCCGGTATCCCTGATCTGGTTTTGCCAATGGCCCGCGGCGGGTTCTTCGGTTTGTACATCGAATTCAAGGCAACGCCGCCGAACGATGCCGCGATTTCGTCCAGCCAGCATGAACGCATTCGCAAGCTCAATGCCCAGGGGTATCTGGCGGTGGTGTGCCGCGGGCACTTCGACACGATGGAGCAGATCCGCGCCTACCTTCGGCTCGCTCCTACAGTGGTGGCCGCATGACCAGCGCCGCCGTGAAGATGTCCGACGCCGAGATAAAACGGCAGGCTGCCGGCGATGTTCGGGATCTGCGCGACATCGAGAATCGCGGCCTGTACCTGCGCTTCACCCGGGCTCGCGCACGTGCCTCCTGGTACCTGGTGGTGAAGGGGGAGTGGAAGCGAATAGGCGCCTTCCCGGACCTCAACACCAAGCAGGTGATCGCGGCGCTGCCGGCCATCCGCCTGCGGCTGGAAGCCGGGACCGGCGCGAACCTGTCGAAGTGGGCCACTGTCGGCGAGCTGCTGACCTGGTATGCAGAACGCATGTCCCGCGACCGCAACCTCTCCAGCAAGCGCAAGAAGACCGGCGCGTCTGCCATCAAATGTCACCTGATGCCGCGCCTGGGTGACCTACCACTGACCGGCATCGACAAGGCGACACTCGACAGCCAGCTCATGTGGCCGCTGCAGGAAAGCATTTCCATCGACTACGTGCGCTCGGTGTTCCAGCTGCTGGCCCTGGCCTTCCGGCAGGCGTTCAAGCTGGGGCTGATCTCTGCCAACCCGATGGCGACCATCAAGTTCAACGACTTCTCCAAGGCCAAGGTCGGGATCAAACCGTCGCGCCTTCGTGGCGTGCAGCTGTCGGGCGTGCTGGAGCAGCTTGCCGCCGTCATCGTGGCTGAACCGCTGGATGCCATGTTGGCTTTGATGATGCTCTGCCACGGCACGCGCATCGGCGAAACCCGGCAGGCACGCTGGTCACACATCAGCCTGGCCGAGCGTGAGTGGTTCATTCCGGCCGAACACACCAAGACCGGCGTCGAGCATCACCTGCCATTGACCGAGCAGGTGTGCGCACTGCTGATGCGGTACCGCGACGGTCAGTACACCCGCGGCTACGACGGCCAGTTCCTGTTCCCGGCGCGCAACGGCAAGGCCCTGAGCGAAGGCCAGGCCAGCGCCGTGTTCGCCCGGTTGGGGCAGGGCGAGTGGACCAGCCATGACCTACGCAAGGTGGCCCGTACCGGTTGGGCTGACCTCGGCATCGACCATCTAATCGGCGAGCTGCTGATCAACCACGCCATGGGTCACAACGTGAAGGTGTACATCCAGTCGGACGTGATGCGGCGCAAGCGTGATGCCTTGCAACAGTGGCACGCCCATCTAGACCAGAAGGGTTTTGCCCTGATTCACGGATTGACCGGCTTTAGAACGGGAGATTCCGGTAATGCGCCGGAAGCCACGGAACACAAGGCCTGTGAGGCCCTTCAAGAATCAACCATAGGCGAGGTTTAAAAATGATGAAAAAGCAGCATGGACCCGCCTTCAGTGCTTCGCCGAAGCCGTTGAAATGGTGCGCAGCATGCAAGGGCAAAGCGGTCATCAAAGGCATATTTCATGAGCTGCCTTGCACTGAATGCCACGCCTCCGGTTGGGTTTCGGCGGAGACAGGGGAGGCGCTACCGGTCGAGGTACTCGTTACCCAGCTCGGGCTCATGCTGAACATCTATCAGCAGCGCATTATTGCCTTTGGTAACCGGATAAATCAGCCGCCAGGCGCTCAGCAGCAATACGAACAGAACAACCGCCGCGGGGCCGGCGGATCGAACTACACAGGGGATTGAACAATGATCTATCCAGGCATTCTGCATGCAGTTGTTTCGGCCCTCGCGGCTGAAGCCATCGACAACACCAGCAAACAGGCATGGCAGAAACTCTACAACTCTGCCGACGAGGATGAAGGTGGCGATTTGGCGACGCTGGTTCGATCCCGAGGAGCCAGCAGCATTGATCGCACTCAAGTGGATTGCTGGGTATCGGCCAGGTTGCATCATGGGCTTGAGCCGAAACATTGGGATGCTCTCGTCGCAAAATACAGCACGCACAAAGGCCGGAAGGTGCAAGCGATCGCCGCTCTGCAAACCATCATCACCACGCCGGCGCCGAAGTTGTTCCTCTATAAGGCGGTCACTGCGTGGGCGATCCCGCAGTTAAAGGGCGCTCGGTCAAAAGTTGTGAGTTCGGTATCCGTCGAGATTCCGCTCGATGCTCCAGCATGGCGTCGCGAAGCGATGGTGAAAGCAGCTATTGCAGCAGGTCAGGCCAAGGCCAAGAAAGACAACTCCCGATCCGCCGACATGATCGTGCTGAAGGATAGCTTCTACGATATGAACACATGGGATCTGGAAGCCAACCCCGAATCAACCAGGCGCCGTTGGAGAGCAGGAATCCACGGCACGCTTGATGAGATGGTGGTCGACGCGTTAAACCATGCTGAACTGATTCTATGTGCGGAGGGCGTCCTTATGGACCGGGAAGCATCATAAATGCGAAGATCGTGCCCATTCATAAAGGAATTGGCCATGGATGATCTGGAAAGTTTACGTGTTGGGTATCAAGATGTTTTTCCTAGAGCCGAGAGGCTTAAAAATGCAGTAATCGCGGAACTTCAGGAATTGTTTCATAAGCATGGAGTTTCTCTTGGGGTGCCAATTGAAAGTCGAGTAAAAACTTGGAGTTCAATTACTGATAAAATTGACCGAAAAGGGGCCGAAATATCTTCGATTGTTGATTTGTCGGATTTGATCGGTATTCGCGTTATATTATTGTTCAAAAAGGATTTGGACTCGGTTCGTGACATTGTAGCTAAAAATTTTGAATTGATATCCTCGGAGGATACTGGTGAGAGATTAAGCGAATCCGAGTTCGGCTATCAGTCGCATCATTATATTGTTAAGATTCCTTCGAACTGGCTTTCTGTTCCTACTTGGGCGGGTTTCGGTGGTTTTTCGCTGGAACTTCAGGTTAGAACGATGGCCCAACATATTTGGGCAGCTGCGTCCCATAAACTTCAATACAAGCAAGAGTCCGGCGTCCCCCACCCCATTCGGCGAACTATAAACAGGGTATCTGCCCTTTTGGAAACAGTTGATCTTGAACTTCAACGAGTGTTGGACGAGCGCGTGGCTTACAAAGAACATGCGTCGGATGCTGTTTCTCAAAAGCCATCTATTGAGGATGAGTTGAACGTCGACAACTTGTCTGTGATTCTGAGTGAGGTATTTCCCAGTATTAATAAGCATGAATTTGAGGACTATTCGGACCTCCTCAGTGATATGTTTGCTCTGGGGGTTACCACACGCTCACAAGCGATAGATATCTTCAAGAAAAATTATGCTCACGCAATGGCGGAAGAAAATAGGCTCGTGCAGGCGGGAAACCACGATTTTGACGACGAACCGGACTTTCGACCAGCGGGTGTCTACTTCAAGCACGTCGGTCTCGCTCGAGAGGCACTCAGGGGTGAGTTCGGGTCAAGCGCTGTCAGCGAAGCGAAAAAAGCGCGTAGGAGTTGACAAGCATGAGCGTCTGAGCGAAATTAATCCCATCATGTCGATCTTGCGCGTTATGAGAGACGACACCAAAGCTCAGCCATCCGCTGGGCTTTTTGCTATCTGCCCAAGAGCCCCGCCATCGTGCGGGGCTTTTTCGTTTTCGGCTCCACCACACCCATTGCTCCGAGCTGGGAGTGCTGTTGGGGCCGAGCCTATCTCGCTCCCCGCAAGGGAGGATGCCGGATGTCACATATGCCAGAGAAGAACCCAGAGACCTGGCTCATCGTCATGGCCTGGCTCAGCCAGCACGCCCCTATGTTCTATGCCGCGGCGCTGTCGTGCTGGATCGCCTTCTTGCGTGTCATCTACGGTGGAGGCGGCCGGCGACAAGCCCTGCTTGAGTCCTGCCTGTGTGGTGCGATTACCGCCGGGGCATTCCCGCTGCTTGAGTACTTCAACCTTCCATCGAGCCTTGCAGCTGCTGTCGGCGCCTGCATCGGCACCCTCGGCGTGAAGAAGGTCGCCGCCTTGGCCGACCGATTCACTGACTTCAAATTGCCCAAGCGGCAGGAGTGACCCATGCAACTGATCGACAACTGGAAACAAGCGCTGAGCATGACCAGCGTTCAGGCGGGTGGTGCAATCGCCGCGCTTGGTGTGGCTGAACAACTGATGCCATCTCTTCAGGCGCTGTTGCCACCGATTGCCTATGGCGTACTGGGTCTGCTGGTGATGATCGCCCGAGTGGTCCTACAGCCGAAGCTGGTGAAGTAACGGTTGAGCCCAATTACCAATCAGGCGTCAGGATGACCCCAGAAGAGTGGGCTGTGATGGGGTGAGAAAGCTCTTCGTTCAGTTGACGGCAATGGTGTTCTGCCTGTTCAGCCTGTAAGAAATTTCGATTCACTGCCTCCCCTGTACGGATGTCGACGATTCGGTAGTAGAAACCGTTCGAAACGCCGTGGGCAGGTCGTTTTTGCACGATGAATACTTCCCCTATGATCAGGCCCCCAATTCGTCAATCCATTCACCTTAATCGCTGATGGGTATTTATCAAGGACGGTGGATGAATGGGGATTTCGTAACGCGGAAGATCAATCAAAGCGTTCGTCGCGACACGTTTCGCGAATCCGCAAATTGTGTCACCAAGGGTCAGTCATGTATGCCTCGACTTAAAACGTTACCGCCTCGAATGAAGCAGCCCGAAGGTAGACCATTCGCTGTCCCCATCGCAGAGGGAGGTGCAGAGGGTTGGGGTTCGGGCCGTGGTGGTCGACCTTGGCGACGTAAGCGTGTCGCGATCCTGGTGCGTGACGAGTACACCTGCCAAACCTGCGGTGTCATCACGCTGCAACTCGAGGTCGATCACATCGTGAACCGCGCTCGGGGTGGGTCGGACGATGAAGAGAACCTTCAGGCGCTCTGCATCCCGTGCCACAAGCTGAAGACCGCTGCCGAGTCGGCCGAGGGAGCGGGGCGAGCGTGATGTTCGACGAATTCGCCGATCCAATGCGAATCGGTATCGATTGGGGTCTGTGGCACGTCAGTACCCCGGGGCGGGTCGAAGCCGTGGAAGGTTTTGCATAGGACACCGCCCCCGACCGCACGGACAGATTTTTTCCCCCACACAGGTTTTTTGTTAATGGCGTTAACAACCAAGCAGCGTGCTTTTGTCGACGCTGTGAGGGGAGGTGCGTCCAACAAAGATGCAGCGATAGCCGCAGGATATGCGGCCTCCAGCGCTTCGGTCGCCGGTTCACGATTGGCCAAACACCCGCATGTCCTCGCCGCATTGGCCTCTTCACCCATTAACAAAAATGTTAAAGCCGGCCCCAAGCCGGTAAATGAAAAACCGCCGGCCGAAGACCTAGCCCGGGGTGATGTCGAATCCTCTTTCGACTTTTCCAAGGCGATGACATTTACCGATCCGAAAGCATTCTTGATCGCGACCATGAACGACTACGACGCGGACGCGAAGCTTCGGGTCGACGCAGCGAAAGCACTCATGCCGTTCATTCATCCGCGTAAAGGTGAAGGCGGCAAAAAGGAAGAAAAGGAAGATGCCGCGAAGAAGGCTGCCAAAGGCAAGTTCGGCGCTGCACCTCCACCCCCAACTCATTTGCGATCGGTGAAATAAGTGAACGAACCCACCTGGGACACAGCGTGCCCAGACTGGGAATCGCGAATCATCAATCGACAATCGCTGGTTCCGTTTCCGCCGCTGTTTCCGGATGAGGCGGCCGCGTGCATGCAGGTCCTTAATGACCTGCGGATTGTCGACGCACCGGGTAGCCCGTTGATTGGCGAATCCTGTGCACCGTGGATCAGTGACCTGGCCGGCGCTATTTTCGGTGCCTACAACTCCAATACTGGCGAGCGGCTGATTCAGGAGTTCTTTCTCCTCATCAGTAAAAAGAACGCAAAGAGCACCATTGCTGCGGCGATCATGCTTACGGTGCTGATCCGGAACTGGCGCCAGTCAGCCGAGTTCATCATCCTGGCCCCGACGATCGAGGTTGCTAACAACGCCTACGCGCCGGCGCGGGACATGGTCAAACACGACGAAGAGCTTTCTGCGCTGCTGCATGTGCAGGATCACGTTCGGACGATCACCCATCGTGAGTCCGGGGCGACATTGAAGGTGGTGGCCGCCGATCAAAACACTGTCGGTGGGAAGAAGGCCGCCGTCGTCCTGGTCGACGAGCTCCACCTCTTTGGCAAGAATCCGCACGCGGCCAACATGCTGCGCGAAGCCACCGGTGGACTTGCCTCTCGGCCCGAAGGGTTCGTGATCTATCTCACGACGCAGTCTGACCAACCCCCGGCGGGCGTATTTCGCGAAAAGCTCCAGTACGCCCGGGGTGTTCGTGACGGCACGATCATTGATCCGAACTTCCTGCCGGTGATCTACGAGTTTCCGAAAAAGATCCTTGAGGGTGATGATCATCGCAAGCCCGAGAATTTCTACATCACCAACCCGAACATGGGGTACTCGGTAAGCGAGAAATTCCTGATTCGGGAAATGAAAAAGGCGGAGGAGGCCGGTGAGGCGGAGGTGCTGGGCTTTATGTCCAAGCACCTTAACGTCGAGATCGGCCTCGCGTTGCGCTCAGACCGGTGGGCAGGCGCTGACTATTGGGTCGGCGCAGCAGAAAAGAAGCTCACCCTTGATGATGTGATTGCCCGATGCGACGTGATCGACATCGGGATCGATGGCGGTGGCCTGGACGACTTGCTAGGTTTCGCCGCGGTGGGCCGGGACAAACGAACCCGAGACTGGTTGGTTTGGACTCACGCCTGGGCGCATCCCTCCGTGCTCGAGCGAAGAAAGGCAGAAGCCCCTCGTTTTCACGACTTTGAGAAAGACGGCGACCTGACCCTGTCAAAGCGAATCGGCGATGACGTGCTTGAGGTGGCTGACCTAGTTGAACAGGTGGAAGAGTCGGGCCTGCTGGACAAGGTCGGCGTTGACCCGGTCGGGATTGGCGCGATTTACGACGCGATGATCGAGCGCGAAATCCCCCCGGAAAAGATTGTCGCTATCAGCCAGGGCTGGAAGCTCGGCGGGGCGATCAAGACGGCGGAACGCAAGCTCGCCGAAGGCGGCATGAGGCATGGCGGCCAACCCATGATGGCCTGGTGTGTCAGCAATGCGAAAGTCGAGCCGCGCGCGAACTCCATCCTGATCACCAAGCAAGCCAGTGGCTCGGCCAAGATCGATCCCTTGATGGCTCTATTCAACGCGGTGACCTTGATTTCTCTGAACCCCGAAGGCCGGGGCAACGATGACTTCATGGCCGCCATTAGGAACCCGATCATCGTATGAACCCATTGCACGTATTCATTCTGCTCGCGCTGTGCGGGTTCGGTTCGGCCGTTGCAGGCGTTTACGTTCTGCAAGGCTTGGGCTGGGCGCTAATCGCCGGAGGCGTTGCATTACTTCTGCTCGCTGGATTTGTGCGCAAGGGGCTGATCAGTGACTAAATCATTATCGGCCGTGCTGGGCCGCGCGGCACGCAAGCCGAGCGCATCGCTGGGACACACCTTGAACGAATGGATCGGTCGGCAGATCGGCTTGGGCGACGGCGGCTTCTGGGGGCAGTTCCTTGGTGGCGAATCCAGCTCGGGCAAGAACGTTACGGTCGACAACGCTATGCAGCTCTCGGCGGTTTGGTCTTGCGTCAGGATCATCTCGACGTCGGTGGCCGGCCTGCCGATGGGTGTGTATCGACGCGAAGCTGACGGTGGACGCAAGGATGCTCGGGACTTTGGCCTCTATGACATCGTGCACACAAGCCCCAACGAGGACATGACGGCGTTTCAATTCTGGCAGGCGATGGTTGCCGCCATGCTTCTACGCGGGAATGCATTTGCGGAAATCTTGCGCATAGGTAATCGAGTTGTCGCCTTAGATTTCCTGCTACCGAGCCGTGTCGATTTGGAATTGGATGCGGATGGCAAGATCACCTATTGGTACCGACCGAAGAAAGGCGCCCGGCGCAAGATTGAACGCCAAGACATGCTGCACATTCCGGCATTTAGCCTGGACGGCCGCGTCGGGCTCTCGGCCATTCGATACGGCGCGGACGTATTCGGCGCTGCGATGTCGGCGGACGACGCTGCCAATGGCACCTTTAAGAATGGCTTGTTGCCTGCCGTGGCCTTCAAGGTCGACCGGGTCCTGAAGCCCGAGCAACGCGAAGAGTTTCGCGATTATGTAAAGCAGGTGTCGGGGGCTTTGAATGCTGGGCGATCGCCAGTGCTTGAGCAGGGAATTACTCCAGAATCCATCGGGATTAATCCCGTGGATGCTCAGCTGCTCGAGTCCAGGGGTTACAGCGTTGAAGAGGTGTGCCGCTGGTTCGGCGTTCCGCCATGGATGGTGGGAAAAACGGATGCGGGTAGTAATTGGGGTACCGGGCTCGAGCAGCAGATGATTGCCTTCCTGACCTTTAGCATCAGTTCGATTACCAACCAGATTCAGCAGTGCGTTAACAAGCGATTGTTGACTCCGGCGGATCGCGTTTCGTACTACGCCGAATTTTCGCTTGAGGCATTCCTGAAAGCCGACACCGCCGGGCGTTCAGCCTGGTATAGCCAGATGACCCAGAACGGCATCATGACTCGTGACGAGTGCAGGGTAAAAGAGAACCTCCCCCGACACGGCGGCAATGCAGGCGTGCTAACAGTTCAAACAAACTTGACCCCCATCGACAAGCTGGGCGAATCCACCGATGGCCAGGCCGCACAAACAGCCTTGAAAAGCTGGCTCGGCCATAAGGAGTAACCATGGCACTGAATATCAATGCTCGCAGTTTCAACTGCGAGCTGAGCCCGCGCGCGCTCGATCTATGGAACCCGGATCTGCGCGCGGCGCTGGAGGCCGGTACTGACACCATTACCATGTACGGCATTATTGGTGAGGATTGGTTCGGCGAGGGCGTCACCCTCAAGCGCGTCGACGCAGCGCTGCGGGCCATTGGTGATAAGCCGGTCACCGTTTATATCAACTCGCCAGGTGGCGACATGTTCGAAGGCATCGCGATTTACAACCGCCTGATCGAGCATTCGCAAGAGGTCACCATCAAGGTGCTAGGCCTGGCCGCTTCGGCGGCATCCGTTATTGCCATGGCAGGCGCCAAACGCGAAGTTGCCAAGACCGCATTCCTGATGATCCACAACTGCTGGACGTACTTCGCTGGCAACCGGCACGCCATCCGCGAACTGGCCGACACCATGGAGGAGTTCGATCGCGCCATGATCAGCTTGTACGCCGACACCAGCGGGCAAAAGGAAGCTGCGGTAGAGAAAATGCTCGACGCCGAGACCTACATGAACGGATCGAACGCCGTCGAGAAGGGATTCGCTACCGGTCTTATTTCCGCAACCGAGGTTGAGCAAACGCCAAGCGAAGAGGGGGCGCAGGCCCATTCAGCGCGCAAGCTTGACGCGGCACTGGCGAAGTCCGGCATGCCTCGCAGCGAACGGCGAAAACTCATTTCCGAAATCAAGACCAGCACGTCTAGCACTGCTGGCGACGACACGCTTCGCGCTGTCGTGCCGGGCATGCCCAGCGCTGTCCTTGATGTATCCGCGTTTGAAGAAACCGCTAACCAGGCGTCAGCGCTTCGAAGTTTGTTCCCGAGCCGCTGAGCGGCTGTAACCGCACCCGATTACCTACCGCCCCCGTGGCGGTTTTTTCATTTCTGAAAGGACCAAAAAATGCCAGCTCCGGATTATGCTCAAATCGAAGCCTCCCAGAAGCAAACCCAGGCCGACCTAAAAGCGGTTGGCGATCAAATCAAAACCTATGCCGAGCGCACCGAGAAGGAAATCAAAGCTTCCGGTGAGATGCAGGCGGAAACCCGTGGCAAAGTGGATGAGCTGCTGCTCAAGCAAGGCGAGCTGCAAGCCCGTGTGCAGGAGGCCGAGCAGAAGCTGGTCAATGCTGGCAAGCTGCACGAGCCAGAAGTGCAGCAGTCTGCTGGTCACTTGGTGGCCGCCAAGATGGCTGAAGAGGGCGTGACCAGTTCGTTTCGCGGCTCGCGTCGTGTCGAGGTTCCGCGCGCCGCCATCACCACTGCCACCGGCGGCGCCCTGGTCGCCCCTGACCGCGTCGGCGTAATTATTGCCCCTCAGCGCCGCCTGACCATTCGCGACTTGGTCGCGCCGGGTACCACTGGCAGCAACGCTGTCGAGTACGTCCGGGAGACCGGCTTTACCAACAACGCCGCAATCGTCGGCGAAGGCTTGGCCAAGCCATACAGCGATCTGACCTTCGCGCTGGAGAACGCGAACGTTCGCACCATTGCTCACCTGTTCAAAGGTAGCCGCCAGATTCTGGATGATGCCGCCGCACTGCAAAGCTACATTGACGCACGTGCGCGTTACGGGCTGCTGCTGGCCGAAGAAGCCCAGCTGCTGTATGGCAACGGTACCGGCAACAACCTGAACGGCATCATTCCTCAAGCTCAAGCGTACGCCGCACCGGCCGGAATCACCGTGGCGGCCGAGCAGCGCATCGACCGCATTCGTCTGGCGCTGCTGCAGGCGACATTGGCTGAGTTCCCATCGACCGGCGTGGTTCTTAACCCGATCGACTGGGCTGCGATCGAGCTCCTGAAGGACGGCGAGGGTCGCTACATCATCGGCAAGCCTCAGGACGGCACCGCGCCTCGCCTATGGAACCTACCGGTTGTTGAAACCCAGGCCATCGTCCAAGACCAGTTCCTGGTCGGTGCCTTCAGCCTTGCTGCGCAGATCTTCGACCGCATGGGCATCGAGGTGCTCATCTCGACCGAGAACGACAAGGACTTCGAAAACAATATGGTCACCATCCGTGCAGAAGAACGCTTGGCGTTCTCCGTGTACCGACCTGAAGCGTTCGTTACTGGCGACCTGACTGCCGCTTAATCCCCAAGAAAAAGGCCGCCGCTCGGTGGCCTTGCCCGTTTAGGAGACATCGATATGGCGCGTAATACTTCCAGCTCGCCTGCAGAAAATGACAATGCCACTGATACGTCTGTGGCTGCTTCTGCCGCTGGGGGAGCGGCTGCTGACAATGCAGGGCAGGTTATCCCCAGCGACTCTACTGCAATGGATATCGCCGCGCTCGATGCGCGTGCGATCACCGCTACAAGCGAACAAGCGTCGGACAACTCGATCATGATTTACCCGCTGCGCAGCTACCTGGACGGCAAAGAAATCCGCCGGCGGGGTGGTGCCGGTTATCTTTCTCCGAAGCATGACGCGACCTCGCTGATCGCTGCAGGCCTCGCGACTGACAAAGATCCAAGGGCCTGATATGAACGCCATATCGACCGATGAAGCAATGCAGCATTTGCGTGCGGAGGAAGACGATCGTGCGTATGTGGAGTTGCTTCTGGCCGCAGCCGAAGACAGTGCGGCGCAGTTTCTGAACCGACGTTTTTATGCGGATGAACTTTCGCTTGCTGCCGCAGTGTCGGATGGCTCTGCGGGCAGCAAGCCAATTCTCATCAACCCGTCCATTCGCGCGGCGTGCCTGCTGATAGCCGGCAGTCTCTACGCGAACCGGGAAGATGTCGTCGTCGGTACGATTTCTTCCGAGCTACCCATGGGTTCACGATCGTTGTTAACGCCATATCGTATTGGCTGGGGGGTGTAGTGAGAGCAGGATCCTTGCGTCATCGCTGTGCCATGCAAAAGCCGGTGCGCGTTAAAAACTCATCTGCCGGCTTCGAGGTCACCTGGGCAGAAGTCGGCAAGCTTTGGGCTGATATCGCGCTGCCCACCGGACGCATCGCCCCTGTTGCTGAGCAATTGAAGGCGACTGTGTCAGCTGAAATTCGCATCCGGCCCCGCGCGGATGTGGTCGCAGGCAATCGCCTGGTGCATGTGGTTGGCGGTATCGCCATGACCTACCTCATCGAGGCGGTATTGCCGGATAACGCCCGCTCGATGCTTCGACTCCTCTGTTCAAACGTCCCCCATTCTGAGAGGTGAACCATGAAAGTAATTGCATTGGGCAACCTGTCCGGCGCCACTGGTGAAAAATCTAAAGGCGAGGAGTTCATTGTCGATGCCAAGACAGGTGCCGAACTGGTCAATCGCGGGCTTGTTCGCGAAGTAGTCGAGTCGCCGGTGGCCAAAAAGACCGAAGCAGCCAAGGAGTAATGGTCATGGCTGCTCGCCGCTCGCGCATGTCCGGTGACTTCAAGTTGCGGCGCACATTGCGCAACATTCACCTGAAGATGGATAACGAATTGGTCCCGGCGATGCAGGAATCAGCGGACCAGATACTCACCACCATGCGGCAGTTGGTACCGAAAGATACCGGCGCCGCTGCGTCTGCTTTGAGAACATTCGTTTCCAAAAGCGGCCTGGATGCGCAGATCGGCATCCGAGGTAAAAAGGACATGCGGCGGTTTTTCTATTTGCGCTTTCTTGAGTACGGCACCAAGGGTTACAGCGGCGCGCTTTATCGACGGGCTGATGCCAACGCCGTTGGCGGTGAGCACACCAACAATCGGGATAAGTCGCAACTCAAGGGGCGCCGCAATGCCCTGAACCAGCGGCCTGCCAAGAACAAAAGTGATGGTGGCCACTTTTACGGCAATTACCCGGATATCCCGGCTCGGCCAGCACATCCATGGCTTCGACCTGCAATGGCCGTGAATCGGGAATTTGTCCTGGCCAATATCCGTGCCGCCGTGGCCAGAACATTGAGCAAAGCGAGTGAGGGCATTACCGATGGCTGATCCGTCTGTTGCACTGCAGGAAGCGCTGGTCGCGCGACTGGAAGCTGAGGTTTCGTGTCCTGTGTACGACGGTGCTCCGATGGATACGCCGATGCCTTACATTTCGTTTGATCGCGAAGTCTCGGTGAATACTCGGCCCATCTCCGGCCGTAAGCGCGAAACCCGGATGCTCTATCTGTCGGTTTGGTCAGATGCTCACGGCCAGGCGGAAGTGAAGCGCATCAACGGCGAGATCGTCGCAGCCTTGGACGAGCGCCGTTTACCGTTGACAGTTGGCCGGGTTGTCTCCGTAAGAGTTGAGCAGGCCGACGCTCAGCGCGATGCGGATGGTGTGACCTATCAAGGTTCGATCGCTGTTCGCGTTCTCACCACTCATTAATTTAAATCCGGCCGCCTCGCGGCTTTATCCAATGTGCCTTTGGAGGAACCCCCATGGCCGATGACAACCTCAATACCGCCGCCGGCTGCCGATTCTCGATCGGCAGCAAGAACGGCGCCGATACCGAAGCGCTCTACAAGGCGGACACCTATGTCGAAGTCGGCGAGATCGAAGACCTGGGCGAATTCGGCGACACTTTCAGCTCCGTGAACTTCACGTCCCTACGGGATGGTCGTGTTCGCAAATACAAGGGTACCGCCGATGCGGGCGACCTGACGCTGACCGTGGGCCTGGACAACGGCGACCTGGGCCAAGCCAAGCTTAAAGTTGCCCACAAGGATCGCAGCAAAGGTGACTACAACATCAAAGTCACCCTGAACGACGGCGATCCTGATGCAACCCCGGCCATTCTTCCGACCACGTTCTACATGCGTGGCAAGGTCATGAACAACACCGTCGCTGCCGGTGCCGCTGACAACGTGGTGCGCCGCAATGTCACCACCAACGCTGACGGATCGGCCAGTCCGCGCTACCGGACATCTTGCGTAATCGGCGCTGACGAGCAACGCACACGTGTATTGCAGAAACTTGAGGCGGCGTGCGCGGGCAAGCTTATCCGTGTAGGTGGTCGCTGGATGCTCCAGACGGGCGCGTACTACGGTCCGTATGATTTCGAGATCACCGAAGACATGGTGGTGGGCACCATCACTGGCAGCACCGAGCCAACCAACGATTCTGCCATCAACACGGTGCGCGGCACCTTCATTGACCCTTCGCAGTCCTGGACCGAAACCGACTATCCCGAAGTGCAAGTGGATCAGTGGGTTGTCGAAGACGGTGGGGAGGCGGCGGAGACGCTGACCTTCTCCTATGTCACTGATCCGTACCAGGCTCAGCGCCTGGCAAACATCGAACTGCGCCGCCGGCGGGCGGGTGGGACCATCAGCATTCCCATGAACCTTTCCGGCTACAACTGCCGGCCTGGTCGGGTCATCAGGGTCAACCTGCCGTCGCTGAACATCCTGGGGGAGTTCATCGTCACCAATTGGTCGATGGGTGATAAAGATGGCTGCAGTGTCTCGGTGGCGCAGTATGAGCCGGCCATTTTCAGTGATGCAGTTGGCCAGCCCTACAATCCGATCGGCTTTATCAACCTACCGACCGGTGGCCTGGGTTCTCCCACAAACCTCAAGTGGACGCAGGATGCATCGGCCGAGGTGACACAGGGCATCCTCTCCTGGGTGCCTCCGTCCGGCATTGTGAAGGAATACATCGTCATCGTTCGCCAGGGTGCGACCGCGATCCAATCGCACAATGTTCCGGCGACGTCCACCGAGCGGGCTATCAATGGCTTGCCTTCGGGTAGCTACACGATGAGTGTGGCGGCGGTGGGGCCGATGGCTCGGTCGGGCGAGGCGACTATTTCAGTCAGCGTGAATGGTCCGCCCATTCCTGAAGCCTGTGTGGTGCAGTCATCGATTGATTCGATCACCTTGATTCCGTCCAACACCTTGCGCGGGCTGAATGGCGGGACTTATGAGTACTTCTTCAGCA